TTTTCTCCTATTTTGTTCTAAAAGTTGTTTAGCAAGTTTTCTTTGAGTTTCGTCTCTATAATAAGGATTATACACCAATCCAGTTTGTTCTTCAATAGATTTATAAAAGTTTTTATGTTTCCCACCAAATCTATTTTTAGAAAAATGTTTTGGAAACTTAATATTCAATTCATTAATAGCAAACTCAACTATTCTTTGTCTTCCACCAATAAATCCATATTTTTTAGCAAACTTTACACCTACTTCTATAAGTTCCTCATCAGTGTATCCAGAATAGTTTGGATTATTATAACCAGTAGTTCTTATGGAAATACCATTTTTCCACTCTTCCTGAACCTCCTGTGAGCATCTTGGAAGCATCCATCCACCAGTACCACCTGAAGTAGCATTATAACCTTTTGTATCACTTTCAAAGAGTTTAATGAAGTGGGTTTCCTTTTCATTAATAAAGTTTTCATCTTCAGTTTGGTAAGTTTCAATCACAGATAAGTCCCAACAATCTTCACCATATTTTCTAATTGCAGAATGAAATCTAAATTTTGAACCATTTCTTGCTGACGATAAATGACGATTCCAACGATGCTCCAAAGAGTATTCAGTTTTTCCTATATAAGGTTTTCCGTTTTTCTTATTAGTAATCTTATAAACAATATATGTTTTCATTATAGGAAATGTAATCTCATAACTATTTATAAAATATAGAAATTACACTTCCTATTGTGTTAATTAATTACCAATTCATCAGTTTGAACCAAATCTTTTGCCATGACATATCCACGATTTTTGGTGAATACTTTATGCTCTGGTGTCACAACAATACTCTTACCACTTTCTTCATCAGTAATTTTCATTACTTTTGCTTTTGGTGAAGTTTGGGTAAATGCTGTAATAGGTGCCCACTCTTCTTTACCAGTTTCAGTGTTATAAGAAAGAACTTTTAGATCATTGACAAATAAGTTATTACTAAATTTTTCAAGATCTTTAATTTTAATAACAGTTGTTTTATCAATAGTGTCCCTAGAAATTGATTCGTCAGAATAATCATTTAAATTGTGTCTAATTGAAATCAAAGTATCACCAGCAACACAAAGATTACTCATCTCAACCTTATCCTTAAAGGAAGAGTGAGAATTACAATGATCAATATTCATAATGTAGATACGACCCGTTTCAGCACGTTCTTTGAGGAGACTAAGAATGAGTTCCTGTGCCTTAACAGTTTTCGACGGAATGGACGAATTGTTCTCGTATTCAGCATATAAATCGTCAAACTTGTCTGTTCCGAAAGCATCATAAAGTCCAGGTACATCATGAGGGGAGAAAAGCGTAATTTCGCCATCCTGAATGAACCTCTCATATAAGAGTTTGCTGATCTGAATGCTGTAATCAAGTTTGCGAACACGATTATCCTCCGTACCCTTATTATTTTTAAGAACAAGAATATCTTCTATTTCTTGGTGCCAGATTGGGAAGTGGACTGTTGCTGATCCACCTCGGATGCCATTTTGAGTGCAGCATCGGACAGTCGCTTCAAACTTTTTGAGGAAAGGGACAACACCTGTGTGCTGAACTTCTCCACCTCGAATTTTACTGTTGATGCCACGGATGCGACCTGCGTTGATGCCGATTCCCGCCCTTTGTGCAACGTATCGACCAATAGCCATATCACTGCTAAAGATAGAATCGAGGGTGTCATCAACATCAACAAGAACACAACTAGCAAATTGTCGAAGTGGCGTTCGTACTCCTGCCATGATAGGCGTGGGGATGTTGATTTTGTGCTTTGAGATTGCGTCATAATACCTCTTTACATATGACATTCTGGTTTCCTTTGGATACTCTGCAAAAATAGTCAGAGCAATCATCATGTACATAAATTGCGGAGTTTCATATACTCCACCACCGCTTCGATCTTGCACGAGGTACTTATCAACGACCTGACGTAGACCTGCATAAGTGAATAAGAAGTCGCGATCATGATCAATATAGGAATCAGCGCGATTAATCTCTTCTTGAGAATACTTGTTGTAGATATCATTATCATAAACTTCCGAAGTAACACATTGAACAATATGCTGCTCAAGTGTAGGAAGTTCCTTCATTTTTCCATACAGTTGCTTACGCACAGAAAAAAGAAGCAGACGTGCAGCAACGTATTGATAGTTGGGATGATCAAGATCAATTAGATCGCTTGCACTACGAATCAGAATTTCTTGAATCTCTGCAGTAGTGATTCCATCATAGAATTGAATTCCAGAAGTCATCTCAACTTGACTCGCAGAGACACCTGCAAGACCCTTACAGGATTCTTCGACCATTAGATGCATTTTATCTAGGTCAAGAGACTCAATTCGTCCATCACGTTTTTTAACCTTTGTACCGTTACTCATACTTTCTTCCAGGCAGTAAATTTAAGTTTTGCTTCTAATCCAGAGTAGATATTAGATTCTATCACATTCTGAACATCAAGTCCAGATAGAACCATATCATTAATGTCTTTTTCTTTTATTGTTGAAGGCCAGATGACAACTTTTTGTCCATTTTCGATAACTCGGGAAATTCTTGATAGGATTTCTGTATTACGTGGTTCGTTATCGTATATCCAAACACAATCGCGAATACCCCACTTAGTAACATCACCATCAGCTCCACACAAAGCAATTGCGTTGCGAACGAAGGTTGAGTCGAAGGGACCTTCGGTGATGTAGACAGTTTCACTTTTTTGGACTTCATCAAGACCATAGATTTTTGGCGCGTCATCGTCAAGCATTATAGTGATGTATTTAACCTTACTGGGACCAAGTGCTCTTCCCTGAAATCCGACTAGATTATTTTGATAAAACAAAGGAATAATAATCCTTTGTTCATCTTTATCTGTACTGTCGAATGTTTGGCGAAGAGAGTTGGTCCACTCCTTAAACTTTTCGGTGTAATAATAGTTATCTGGATTTAATTTTCTACTTTCCAGATACTTTTTTGCATCAAAGTTTGATGATGCTTTGGGTAAATTTATTTTTGATTTGAACTTGGGTGCTTCAAATTTAAATACTGGTTCTTCTACAATAAAGTTTTTTCCAGTATGACCTTCTTTAAACTTTTCAAAGGTATATTGCTTGTAGATTACATTATCAATCTGCTTTAAAAAGTTGTTGAAAGATATATTGATACCACAGTTATGGCATTTGAAATTTGTATTATTTTTTACTTGATACAAATATCCCCTCGCTTTGTTTTTATTCTTTTGAGAATCTCCGCAAATAGGGCAACGAAAATTATAAAGGTTATGCTTTACCTTTTTAAACTTTTGGAATTTGACAGAAATCAAATTGATGTATTTAACATCAACAAAATCCATAACGATACAGTGGGAGGTCTACCTATTATACCAGACTATCTGGTCTTGTCAAGACACAGGACAGTTAGGAGTCCTGTCCATTTTATAACTGAATTTGTTATTTTTTGAAGCGAGTAAATCGTTGTTTTATTTTTGGTTTTGGTTTTCATTGGCAATATCGCCAACACTTAATTATTTATTTTGCATTTGTATTTGTGAAGTATCCGGTGTTAGGAGGTCTACAACCACATGAGATTGGGAAAATGCAAAAGAAACAACAGCAAAAACTCCAACTATTATCCAACGAAACTTTATAACTTCTTCCAATTTACTTTCTACTTTTTCTATTCTTTCCGTTACTGCATCGTGCTGATCTTTATTTTCTAATTTTAATTCTTCAATTAGTCTGCCAATATAATCATCTGCTTTATGACATTGTTCTATTCTTTCTTCATGAACAGCAAGCATTTTACTAATATTTTGACTAGTTTTACCCATAATCTGTATTGCTTCGTCGATCTTTCTCATCATAATCTCATATGAAGAAAGTCTTTCTTCTAAAACAGCAATTTTAGTGTCTGTAGAAGTATTTGAATTAAACATCTCTGCCATGAGTTATTTTTGCTATACTACTAAAAACAAATAACTCAAGTAGTTTTATTAATATTTATTGTTCCGTTTTCTTCCACCTTTACGAGAACCATCTGGAAGTTTAATTTGAGGTCCTTTTCTTCTTTTGAATCCCATTACAGGATCAAATCCAGCAACTGGTCCTTTTGGATCAGCGGATCCACTAAATCCACCAGATCCTCCAGGAGGATTTGCTGTCATTATTTCTTCTCTGATTATAGAAATAATTCTATCAAGTTTCTTGGGATTCATTGTAGATCTTATACAATTCTGAGAGACAGTTTAAATCAACTTGCACATTATGAA